TGGTATTACTACCTGAAGAGATAACTGGACAAACTTTCTTCATTTGTCAAGCCGACCCTCTTTCTTGTAAAGGTAATCGAAGATCTTCCTTAGCTCATCCTTGCCTTCCTCGATCTCATCAATCACTATACGGGACAGTGCGTGTGGTAACCTGTTCTCAATCAAGTAGGAAACCATCCTGTCTAGGTGATAGTCCAGCTTCTCCATCTCCCAGTGGCAGTACAGGGAAGTTCTCAGGTCACTAGGATCTATGCCTAGTGCGCGTATTTTTTCTGTGTTGTACTTCATAACTATCTTACTAGTGTCCCCCAGGGTATGGCTTCTATTACTGCCTTCTTCATAAGGTTGTCCAATGCTACCTCCTTAACGGCCTCCATTTCGCTATCGTTGACTGGGTTCAGGAGATCGGCTATCCTCTGGACTTCAGCATCGTATTTTTCTTGACCGACTGCCCTCATGATCTTCTTACCGCATGGGCCTTCCATCAGTTCTCTATGATCCTGCACCACCTTCTCTAGTGGTACAACCTTTACGCCCTTTACGCCAAGCTGGTTTTGAAGTCGGTTCTTAGCCTGCTTCGCTCCGAATGGTGTAGAGCTTGTGCCTAGCACTTGACTCCCGTACTTAAGGGCGAACTGCTTTCCTAGGTAGTACGCACTGCTAACATCAGCGTAGCACATACTCTGTTTCTGTATATTTTCTTTCTGTTCTTTAGTCATGATCCTATGCACTCCTCCATGTATCTCTCAATGGCACCATCGTACTGCCTCTCTATGATTTCTTGCCGTGCTGCCTCTTCGATTGCATCGTAGACCTTAGGGTCTAGTACGCACGATAGCTCCTGAACAGAGCCAACGAGCCATACCCCATCAGCGAACATATCTTGTGGGCAGTCTCCATCCATTTGCACGTCAAAGCGTACGTCTTCTACTTTTACTTCTATTGTATTATTTGGTTTCATTTTGTTTTATGATTTCTTGGTACTCCATGTTTATTCTATCTAAAAGATCTGCCAAAATTACTTCAGGCTTGTCGGGCCAGAACGTATCATCTGTTTCGGGGAACTCCTCGTCAACCAAAAGATCTCTCGATAGGCTACCCTGATTCCACTGGCTGTAATAACACTTGCTCATGGCGTGGTATTGCACTCTCCTGGCGAGCATATGTCGTAAATCCTAGCGGATAAGTTGTTGAGATTGTCAGCAGCGTCGTTGTATGCGTAAGACAATCCCTCGGCCTTTGCGTCGTCCACGTCCATTGGGAGCTGCTCCCGTTGGATAGACCTTACAGTTCTAGTTAAATGATCGAGCTGCATATCTGCAAATACTCTCTCGCCACTCGTTACATCCTTTCGGATCTCCTCTATGTCTGTAAGCACTCCTTCGAGTGCCTTGTGTGTGTGTGTTTTGTTTTTCATGCGTATTGTTATGTTTATTTTGTTAGTGAAGATGCCATTAAAGACCCTGCACCCCTAGCTGTTCAAGCTTTTTCTTCACTTTCTGCCAGTATCTATCCGTAGCTGATTTTCTAAACCCCATCGGGCCCCCGTTGTGAGTGCGCGATAGGTCGGAGTACGTAGGCTCACGCCCTAGTCTTTTCTTCGTTGCGTACCGTGCCATGTAAGCCCTAACGATTTGCTTCGCTTTTTCAGGATCGAATGCGTCTTCGTGTGTCCAATCTTGCCTAGCGTATTCTGCTGCGTCCTGTACGTACGCTGAGTGCAGTTGCAAGCATCCATAAGCCAGCCCATTATCTCCAATAGCGTTAGGATCTCCGCTCGATTCCACCGCTATCAGTGCGGTTAGTAATAATATCCAATCAATCATTTGCTTTTCCTTTCCTGTATTTTTGTTGCCAGTAGTGACGCAAGGACAATTACCCCTGCTATTAGTCGTATCGTTTCAGTGTCCATTAATCCAGCTCCCCCCATTGGTTCGCTATCGCTAATCCTATGCCCATGTATGTCTTGCTTCTTAGCTTCCATCTATCGGGTGAAGGTGGAAGGTAGTGCAATCTTTGTTGCTCCCGCTTGGGCAGCGTGTCGTAAACTTCTTTGACATTATCTGTCTCTTTTAGTTTAGGCAAATTCCAAGTCCAAAAACCAGTGCGTTTGCTTTCAGGATGGCCGTGCTCCCAAGGTTGAGTGTAAAAGCTAGCCTTGCCCATTTCAGTGTGACCCAGCACGCCAACGGGATTTTCGAAGGCAACCCTCTTGGCCTTACGCTTGGCTAGATTCCATAGATCCACCGTCCATTGCATGGCCTCCAATCGCTTTGCGTGCTTTTCCATTCCTTGGCCGTACCATCTATTTCCACTTACCGCTAGGGCAGTGCAAGGAGGGTGTCCAATTATCAAATCAAACTCTCCGTCATCACTATCCTCTAAGAACTTCATGGCATCACCTTGCCAATGGTGTCCATCACTTGGCGATAGATCATCAGCGGGTAAGGTATCGCACGATATAACGTCGTGCCCTTTCTCTCTCATTAGTTCACGGATCGTACCGCTCGTTTCACAAAGTATTGCTATTTTCATAATGTTTTAGGTGTAAAGGTTGTGCATTTCGTCGAATCTAGCGATTTCTTCCATCACTTTTACGTCCAGCTTGCCAAAGTCAGACGCGCTCAGCGTGCCGTTTTCGTAGTGTCGAGTGATTTTCTTCTCTATTGCGTGAAGTTCAGCAAGTCCAGCAAGGTCTATCTTCCGTGCGTAGTGCTTGGCAACGTCTTTTTGTGTCTCTTTCAGTAGTGATTTCATAGTATTATTCCCCTTCGTAATGGCGTACTTCCGCTTCCTCAATTCGCTTATTAAGCCAAGGTGAAGTCTCTCTAAAATTAATTCCAATCGGATTCGCGATGCCGTGAATTCGCTTGCACTCGTTGAAAATTGAGATTGCGGCTTGTACCGTAAAAAGGTAATCGCTCATTAGCTCATCTATTGAAAGGCTTTTGAATCGCAGGTACTGATCGTAGGTTATTTTCATTTTTTATATCTCCTTTATGGTTTTTGAATAATCCGTATTGTGATGAATGGCAGAGCATTTGCAAAGCCATTTTGCCTCTCTTAAAGATAGCGTTCCGCCAGTAGTGAAAAGAGAATCTATCTGCGCGTTTTTTGCGTCTTTAAGTGTGTACTTCTTTTTAAATGGCAAAAATCCGTACTGCTTGCATTGAGAATAAAGTTTCAATTTCATTTCGTTTGTCTCCTTTGTTGGTTATTTAGTTGAGAAAAAGGCGCATGAACCGCTTTCATGGTTAGCCATTGAAACGCGCTTTACTCCTAATCTGTAAAGCTCCTCCCCTACAGATTTGCGAGCTTGAATTGAAAGCGTTTTATCTGTGAAGCGCTGAATTAGTCTTTCTTTTAGTGCTTTGTTTTTCATGTTGTTTATTGGTTAAAGGTTTACACCCCAAAACCCTGCAGCTCCACTACGGCTTGCAGGGTGTGAGGGTTTGGTTTAGGGCTTCTAGCAGCAAAGAAACTGACTTTCAGCCCATTGCGCCCATTCTTCCCCCGTAACGTCAAACCCCACTCCAGAGAACCAATCCAAGAAAACGTACTCAATCTTCCCGCTAGCGTGGAATCTGATTTCTGAGCTAGGCCCACCCCACGAAAGCTGGAATTTGTGGTACTCTATCTCCCCCCCTACGTCATCATCTAGCCATACCGTACTGAATGACAGACCGTACTCGAAAAATTCGCTTTCCCCGTCGTTTAGTTCATCGAGGGCAAATTGCTTGATGTCCTCCTTTGTTGATTCAAGGCTACGCATTCCAGCCTCCTCAATATTACCTTTTTCGTTTTCGTTTTTGAATGTAACTTTCATAATTTTGTATTGATTGAATTGATTGAATTAATTGAAAACGCCAAAAATCTAGCAAATCGGGGAAAGATAGCGATACATATTTTCAATTATTTTTAGGCAAATCTGTAAGTACTTGAACAAAGGTAGTTTACAGAGACCAATTCTAGGAAAATACCTTTAGAATCGGTTGACTGGATTGATTGAATACTGTACAATCTGAACGCAGTGAAGGGGAAACAGAACAAAGTAGCAAAGCGAATTGGTAACGAATTGGTACCCATTAAAACGTTTACGCCGATTGAATCACCAAGGAATGAATCCCCAATTTAGAAATAAAAATCGCTCCTTGATAAAATTCCCCCTTAATACCTGGTGCGCGTGCGCGCTTTAATAGAGGGGGGAGGGGGTTCACGTGCGAGTGCAGCTGTTATTATATATACATAAACCACCCCTTTAAAAATTGTTGCACTCAAGGGGTTTACGGTACGTATTGCTTGACATAATTATAATAATGTGCAATAAGGATAACGTGCAGCAAGAATTAATCAAGGAAAAGCTTTTATCTGACATAGATGAAAAGATCAAGGAGTTCGTTAAGAGTTCTGAGCTTGATGGTGTTAAGGCATTAGAAAGATATGATCCTGAGAAAGCAGCTAAGATATTGTTCCTTAGTGCTAGTGGTAAGACTCAGACTCAGTTAGTACGTAAGTACGGGTTTAAGAGGAATACTATTGTTAGGGTACTAGCTACTTACGCTGACCACTTAGGCAAATGGAGAGAACTAGGCGGTCAATTAGCGTCTTATTCTTATCTGCATATTAGTTCCTTAGAGGAAGATATGGTTCAGAAGGTACGTGAGGACATGGACTCAGGTGAGATTAAGCCTACCTTTAAGGACATTAAGGATATTAGTATAGCTAAGGCTAACTCAGCTAGAGAGGCTTTATTGGCTAGGGGTGAAGCTACGAGTATTAACCGTGAGGAAAAGGTTTACACTGACGAGGACTACAGGGAGTTAATGGAAAAGGCAAGAAACCAGATTGCTAATGATGCTATACCTGCGGATGTAGTACATGAGACAGAAGAATAAAATTGATGTCCAATCGAACTTCATGCAGTATGATGTACGAACGGACTTAAGGAACTTTTAAGTTAATAGATTTAGATAATGAATAGTACAGAACCTTCGTTTAAATTAGTTTTAAAAAACGAAATATACCCTATAGTTTTTGTCATATGGGGTGGAAGTAATGATTTTGATGACTTCGTAAATTGTATGGTAAGCGAAGGTGCTGTTGAAAAAAAAGTACGAAAGCAGGTTGGAAACATGGATAAGTGCCAAAGTACAGTAGGTTTTAGGGTAGACCAAGGCATTGTTCAAGGAATCTTTGTTAAAGAGCCGTTATCCTGGAGCACATTAGATACTTATGCCCACGAGGCTTATCACGCAGTTTATTCTTGTTTGGAGTATTTAGGGCTGGAAGGAGAGGAAGCAGGAGCTTATTTTATGGATTATTTAATAAGGTTTATTTGTAAGCAAAATTTATTAACCGAAAAACAAAATGAGTGGTAAAGGCGACAGAAATAGGGTGTCTAACTGGGACAAGTTTTACGAGGGTTACAATAGGGTATTCCGTCCTAAGGAGCCTTTTTGCACAGATGTACAGGAGTACGAAAGTAGATTTAGAGGGGGAAACATAGATTCGACGAAAGCAGAGATGCCTTCGGACGTGGGTGCGAATCCCACTTCCTCCACCATTGAAAAGAAGCCATTTAAAAGTGATCCCATTAAGCACGACATAACAAGAATTATTTAATGAACAATAACCCAGATTTAGTTCATAAGTGCTTAGACACTATTACTCCAGGGTGGCAAGCTGTTTTAGTTGCTACTGTTACAGAGGATGGATTCGAATACGATGTCTTTAATAAAATGGATGACGAGCACTTCCAGGAAAACCTAGCTGTCTTATTGGCCTTAGTTGCTAAGAAGTCCATGCAGGAGCTAGAGGAAATAGATTGGACAAATAATTAAGTTTACTGAACATCCCCTTCTGACTCCTCCTACAGCAGAGGAAATTGTCTGGCTGTACGAGAATAACCTTAATCTTCTTAAGGAGCTACACAAGGCTCATGAGAGCAGGATTAAGGCATCTGAGGACGATCCTATTCGTCATGGGTTTAACCTACCTGGATGGGAAAGAATCAAGGAGGGGTTGCAAGATTACAACGAGTGCTTGGTTCTTGGTGGTAACAGATCAGGCAAGACCACTGGGTTCGCAAAGATTGTAATGGAAGCAGTGACTGAAAGCAATGATGGTCACTTAGTATGCTTCTCCCAGAACGAAGATACT